CCCACGGCACCGCGCACGGCACCGCGCACGGCACCGTTCACGGCATCGTTCACGGCAACGCCCACGGCACCGTTCACGGCATCGCCCACGGCATCGTTCACGGCACCGCGCACGGCACCGTTCACGGCACCGTTCACGGCAACGCCCACGGCACCGTTCACGGCACCGCCCACGGCATCGTTCACGGCACCGCGCACGGCAACGCCCACGGCACCGCGCACGGCATCGTTCACGGCATCGCCCACGGCAACGCGCACGGCATCGTTCACGGCACCGCGATCTCGGATGGCCAGTATCAGCGCTGCCGTCGGCGCCGCGAGTGCCAGCGCCATCGGCGACGTCGTCCACACGACGCGCTTCGGCTCGGCGAGTCCCGTCGCGCGATACGCATCGCGAGCGCCCTGCTCGAATTTCGGGCGATCGGCCCGCTCCGTCGAGAGGCCGATCGCGATCCACTTGTCCCGCCATTCGGGCATGCGGGCCGTCTGCTCCGGCGTCAGCTTGTCGATTCGCTTTGCCATGACTAGTCCGCCACGTTGCGCAGTTCGGTGGGCGAGTATTCCCGCTGGATCCGCACGATGTAGCTGCCCGCCGGCAGATCGATCGGCGCGTGCTCCTCGTGCAGCAGTCGCACCGGCGCGTCCGCCTTCAAGACGCGATCCGGGATGAGGCCGCCGCCCAGACGCGAGATCATGCCCATGACGTCGGGCGCTGTCACAGTCGCGTCGTCGAGGTACAGCGACGCGTGCGGCGATGGGATGGCGTGCGCGTGGCCCGTCACCTCCCCGTAGGCCAGCACGATGCGGCCAGAGTCGCGCGGCACCGGCTTGAGAGACGCGACGTCTCTGTCACCGGTCGCAATGATACAGACGTCGCCCTGTCGGTACAGCTTCATTTTCGGTGCCTTTCGTTTGGTCATGGTCACTCTCCCGTTCCTGTGATGTGGTAGTTGCCTTCCAGCCCGGCCACGATGTTGTTCGCCCGCTCCATCACCTGCGCCTCGGTGATTTCGACGCCGTCCCGGTCGCGCAGCACCCGAATGCCCGCCGCCACGTCGCGCAGCAGGCTCACCACGACCGGGCGCGGGGATGGCTGCTTGGCTGCAAAATATCTACAGTCGCATGTCATCGACAGGCAGTAGGCACGCCCGTCGTGGTGCTTCCGCCGAGCGTGCCCGCAGTAGTCACACTCGGCGTCTGGCGGAATGCGCGCCTCCAGCATCGCCCTGGCCTCCGGCCCCAGCGGCTCGACGACGTCGGTAATCGGCGGCGGGATTTTCACTTGCCACCGACGACCGGCTCGCAGTGCCCGTCTTCGCAGGCGTGGCCGCAACATTCGTCGCAGGCGGGTTCGTCCTTCCGCATGCTCTCGTAACGACCGATGCAGGTCGCTGGACGTTCACCACAGTGCGCGCAAATCGATTGTTCCGCCGCCTTCTTGCGTTTGGCGCGCTCAAGGCCTTCCAGGAGGACTTCGCGCACCCGCTCTGCCGCCGCCACGAACTCGGCGCGGCACTCGGGCGAGCAATACACGATGCCGGGGTCCGTTTCGTCGGCCAGCGGCGTCTCGATTTCGCCCTGGCAGTTTTCACAGGCGTCGGGAATGGCTTCGTACATTCCGAGGCGGTCAGCTTCGTTCGTCATGTCCCAACACTACGCCGGATGTTGGGACTCACGCAAGCGCAATCGTCCCAACATCGCATAAAAAGCGCGCCGGCTAGTCCTTGATGCCGTTAGGCCAGGACTCGTCTACGGCGGGAACGCTGGGGAATTCCTTGGCGATTCGGTCGGCCCAGGCGCGGGGAATGGCACGCCCGCTGCGCCCTGGTTTTTTCATCCAGGACCGCGCGCGCTCATCGTCCAGCGGCGGGTTTTTCTGCTCGTCAGCCCATTCCTTGACGCTCTTGCCGGCGAGCTGGAGAGCCTTCTGGAAGGGCAAATCACGCTTGCGGCGGGCCGATTTCGCGGCTGAGATTTTCGCGGCGCGGCTCGGCGGAATGGTGTTTTGCACTTCCATCGGTGTTGGAACATTGGTACCATCACCGCTGATGAATTGCAATCGCTCATCGCCCCGCAGCCCCGCTAGCTCGGCGGCGTACTCGCGCGCCAGGCGCAACAACTCGGCTTGGCGCTCGGCGATTTCGGCTTTGAGCTGCGCGATGCGGGCGAGTTTGTCCATGCGGGGAGCGTCATAACATGGGCCGATGGGCGCGCGGCAGTTACCGTCATCGCAAGCGTCGAACGCGCTCCTACCAGGCGTTCCTTAATCGCCAGTGGGCCAAGCAGGCCGCGCAGGGCCGCATTCTGTGGTGGATGATCGCCGGTACGATTGCCCTGGCGCTCGCGCTGTGTGCGGTCGGCTGATGACACAGTCCTTTTGGATCGATGGCGCCATGCCCGACTTCAACCAGCTGATCGCCGCCGCCAAGTCAGGCCACGGGCGCGGCAATGCCTACTCACGCATGAAAGCCGACTGGACGCAGTCGGTGTGGGCGCACGCCAAGGCGGCACACCTGAAGCCGATGGAAACGCCGGTGCGCATCGGGTTCCTATGGGTCGAGAAGAACCGCCGCCGTGACCCCGACAACGTCGCCGCCGGGGGCCGCAAGCTGATACTGGATGGGCTCGTCAAGGCGGGCGTACTGTCCGACGACGGGTCACACGAGATCCAGTCGTGGACCGACACGTTTGCGGTCAGCAAGGACAAGCCCGGCGTGCGCGTGGAGATTGCGGCGGCCGGGGTGCGGACGTGAGCTACCTCTGCGGGATTGGCCCTGGCCTGGGTGTGTTCGAGCGAGAGCCGGCGCTGGTCTGTGACGGTTGTGGAATCTCCAGGCCCGTGTACTCAGCCCTTGGTCGTCCATTCGTGTGGTTTTTGGATCGCAAGAAAGCGCCGCGGTGGACTGCTGACCTGAGCGGCGACATGCGCAAAGACTGGTGTCCGCGCTGCAAGGGTCTGAAGCCATGACCCGCTTGCCGCTGCTGCGCTGCTGACGAAGCTGCTAGGATGGAGGCGCGATGAAAGACGACGATGCCCAGCCGGGGCCGGGATTTGATTGCGGTCCGGGCGAGCGCTACCCAGGCGATCGATTCATGACGTCCCTGCTCGCCCGGACCGAGAAGGACAAGGCCGAGATGCTGGAGTTGCTGCGGGAACTTGAGCACATCCGCCAACCGGAGGCACCATTTTCGCGCTGCCCGATTTGCGGTTCGCCCAATGACATGAGTGAGCCGCACGAATATCGCTGCAAGCTCGCGGCGTTGCTGGCGAGGTTTCCGCGATGAGTAGAGACGATCCCGCCGACCTTGACGGCAAGGCCTTCGTCTATGTCTTGCAGTATGGCAACTATGAGCCCGCCGAGATTCACTCTATCCATGCGACCGCAGAAAGCGCGGAGGCCGAACGGGATAGTCTCGACGATAATTCCTGGGAGGTCGTGCGCTGGGAGGTTCGGCCATGACACCCATCTCCCGTCGCCAACTGTTCCGCATCGCCGGCCTCGGCGCGATGGCGGCGGCTTTGCCGAAGACGCTGTCGACCGTGGCGCCACGGTCGACGGTTCTGTTTGTGTCGCCCGACCGCTGGCGCCATTGTGCAAAGGCCGCCAAGGACGTCGCCACCGCTGGAAGCTGGCGCGGCTTCGCCTCGCTGTGCTTCGCGAACATCTCTATCGTCGCAGATCGCTACATCCCAAAGGATGCGTGGGCCGAGTTCGACGCCGAGACAGAAACCCTCATCCGGCTGGGTGCGTTCACCGGCGCTTGAACCGCTTCGCCTTGCAGCACCAGCTCCAGCCGTCGCCGAACGCGCATACGTCCCAGCGTCGCCGCACCATCTCTTCGTCGGGGATGAGCGGGCCGCCCTTGATTGCGCGCTCGCCGCAGTCCTGGCAGCGGGCGACGGTTTCGGCGTCGTCAGCAGCGATAGGTTGGTTCGCTTCCAAAGCCCTGTCCGTCCCATCTCGCGATATGTCCGTCAACGGGGCGCGGTCTGACATCTACATGCACCCACAGTGGATAGCGCCCGAATCCGCCGAGCTGCGGTAGCTGGCCCCTACCGATCATGCCGTCGACGATGGCCGCCAGCCTGGCCACGCTCTCGCGCGTTGCCGGCACCGGCGCAATGTCGGCGGCCCGGCCCTGGGGATGCTGGGAATGCTCTGCCACGCCGCTGCTGCGCGCGCGCAGGCGTTCGTTATACGCGGGCGACCGGTAGCCGCTGACCACGACCAGCGGGCCGCCCCAGAGGTCACGGATTGCGTCGAGCATCTCGCACAGGGGCTGGAGGCGCTCGTCAATCCACTCGGGCGGGTAACTGGCGCCGTCGTGGGACGTGAATTCGCCGTAGGCGAAGTGGCGGCTGTTCAGCATCAGGCGCTCGTGGTCGGCTCGTCGGTGTTCGTTGATGGTTCGTGCGCTGGCGTGACCAGCGTCGGCGTGCTCGCGCAGCAAGTCGTACACGTCCCCGAGAAGACGGCGGCGAGCGCCTGGGCCAAGTCGGTCGTAGACCGCTGCAATCTGCTCAAGTGTGGTGACAAAACCGCGAAGAGGCTGGAAGAGGGCGGCGAGTTCGGCTCCAGTGATACCGTCGGCATTTCCAGCGTTATGGCGCTCATCCACTTTGCTTCCTTTCGGATGGTTCGTCCGTGGTACGGGTGCGGGACTGTGAATCGCGGCCGGGCATAGTGAGACCCAGGGCGCCCATGACGATGCCAACGCCCAGGGAGCGCGTGACGTCGTCGTGCATCTTTGACCCGATGATCGTCATGGCGCCGCCGACGACGACAAGGACTAGGGTGCGCAGCTCATGAATGTAGCTGTTCACGAGAACGCCACGTAGTTGCTGAGGACCCAGTTCCCGAGCAAGTCGCGGCCGAGCGGCACCGATGGATGTACGCCGATAGTCCCAAAAGGGGCGGTAAAAATCCCATCCCCGACGGGCGGGTTCGCCGTGTTGTTGGCCGTCTCCCAGGGCCGCCAGAACTTGTCGCGCGTCTCGGCGAAGAGAAACCCGTTGCGGGCGCACATGTTCTGCAGACGCCGGTTGAAGGTCAGGATCCCGGCGTCGTTGCTGGTGCCACCGCCGAAGGTGATCCCGCTGTTGGTGCCATCGATCGGCCGCTCACCCAGCACCAGGTTGTCAACGAAAAGGACGTTCCCGGGCGTCACGCCGCCCGCAATGATTTTAGCGGCGATGCTGGCGATCCGCGTATTGAACGTGGCCTCCGTGGTGCCGTGGAAGACGTCGTTGATGCCGATGCGGATGATCCACAAAGACGCCGCGCCTTCGACCACGATGTCGTTGGCGATCCGCGTGTCGATGTCGGTGACGTTGTAGCCCGACGTCCCGTAGTTCACGAAGGTCGGCTTATTCACCGCATAGTGAGCGTCCGACGCCTGCCGGATCGCCAGTGACCAATCAACCAGGCCCTCGGTGATGCTGTCGCCTTCGAGGACCACGTGAGCCGATGCCGGTATCGACAGCTTGGCAGTGGGATACGTAAACCTAGCGAACGGCCTGACCGTTCCAGCAAATGACTTACAAAACCCAACTGACACGCATCACCGTTTGAAGGCGATGAATAAATCATCGCACTCCGCGACGCCCGTTTGGTTGAATTGAAAGTGTTGCACGTTGGCTATTGTCGATGGCATTTGCGACAGGTTTGTCAGAGTCGCCTGGAGCACTTGGTCGATGTACGCCGTGAGTTGACCGACCTGCGGGTCGTAGGCAAGCGCGCCAGTGAAGTCGACGCCAAGTTGGATCTCCACGCCGACAGACGCCGCGAAGTTGGCCGTCACCGCGGCGCCGCCGTTGATGGTGTAGATTTTGAATTTGGTCTGAGAGACGCTGCCGTCCAGCCGGAGGCCAACCGTCCCCGTGGACACGCCATTGAGCTTGACGATGTCGATAAACGCAGTCGCGCTCGGAGAGATAGCAACCGCGATCTTGCCCGAGATGTACCAGGCCTCGGTGAGTGGATTGTCGAGGATCGAGACGGTGTCGGCGGCTCCGAGTACGGCCTGTGCGTTGCCAGCGCCGGTTGAGATGACTCGGCCTTTGCCCTTGTTTTGCCGGGCCATGGCCCCGATCAGCGTGTAGCCGCCGGGGCTGATGAAATCGAGGGCGGTGGCGTAGTCGTCGATCTGATTACCGAGAATCGACTGCGCATGGGCGAACTGTTTCGCCGCCCAGCCGACGCTGGGCGCGGGCGGAAATTTGTTGAGCGCCGCCGTGCCGGGCATCAGGAAGCCGCCCGTTCGTCGAAGATGGCCTCGATATTCCCCTGCCAGGTCGTCAGTACGTTGGAGCTGTTCGTGTACTGAATGCGCCAGCGCGGCAACCCATTCGCGGCGACCTCGTAGGACGAAAACGGCACGCCGGCGGTCAGCGCAGGCACCGTGTAAGACACGATGTCATTCCAGGTCAGGCCGCCGTCCCATGTCACCTGAAATTCCAGGCCGCCAGCGCCCGAGATGTGCGACGTCCGGATGTTGGCGATGATTTTGCGGGTCTGCGGACCGAACCCCGCCACCAGCGAAGCACTGTCGAAAAGTGTGATGGCGGCGCCCGAGCCGGGGGCCGCTGGCAGTGGTGCCGAAAAGATGTCGTCCCGCATGCCATCGCGCGCCTGATTACAATCGGCCGCGCCAGGGTGATGGACCCCGCCCCGCCGACCCCCGAACTCGTCGTCACCACCCTCGGAATCGAGAAGTTCCTAGACGCCAGCGCCCGCACGTGGCGCTACGTCCTGGACGACGCCGCCCGGCTGCCGAAGAAGGTCAGCGACCTCATGCGGCGGTACCTCACCAGCGCCGACCACGACGAGCCCGAGGACTTGCCGCCTTTCGACTTCAAGGCGGTCAAGAAACTGCTGCTGGGCAGCGGTTCGATCGGCCAGAGCGACGCGATCCACGCCGGCATTGGCGATCCAACGCTGGCCAGAGGCGCCGTCGACGTGGCGTCCCGAATCATCGAATACCTGAAGCCGCTGATGCCCAAAAGCGAGCGCGCCACGGCGGCGGGCCCGGTGCCAGTGCAGCCCAGCGCCCAGGACCTGGCGGCCTTTCGCCGCGTCTACCAGGTGGCCGACGACCCGCTGCTGGTGCTGCGCGACCTGAACGAGGGCTGCCTATCGCGCGGCCAGGTGCGGTCGTTTCAGCAGCTGTACCCGCAGCTTTACGGCCTGCTTGGCGACGTGGTGCCCGAAGTGCTGGCCAACATCAAATCGGGGCGCGGCGCGAACTGGCAACTGCCCAGGCGCAAGGAGCAGGGGTTGAAGCTGCTGTTGGGCCAGGACACATCGAGCCCGCTCCAGCTGGCGCAATACCAGAAGGGCTACCAGCAGAAGCAGGAGCAGCAGGGCGGCCCGACGCCGGGGGCACGTCCCGACACGGACAAGCTGCTAACGCCCGGCCAGCGGCATGCCTAGCGGCGGCTGAAGCGGCGGCGGGGCGGGTGGGATCGGCGTGGGCGCCGGCGCGCCGGTGGGGTTGCCATTGGCAAGGCCAGCGGCGGCGATTGCGCCAGCGCGCGGCACGCCGGCCTCGATCGCTTGCTGAATCAGCTGCGCCGTCACCGACCCGTTGCCGGCGGCGCGCACGAGCTGCGCCAGGGCGATGTTGGCGGCGTTCGCGGCGCGGGGGGCGACGTAGGCCGCCACCGGGATCGCGAGCCCCAGGCCAGCGCTGTGCGCGCCCAGGCCCACCGCGGCGCCCACGCTGGCGGCAGCGCTGTGCTGGAGGATGCTCGTGAGGTTCTTCGACCCGCCGGCCTCCTTCTCGGCGCGAGCGGCGAGCGCCTCCTTGATGGTGGCGATGCCGTAGATCTGCTTGTTGTTGGCGCGGATCGCGTCGACGGCCTTCGACAGTCCGGGGTCGATGTCGGCCGCCACCTGGAGATGCTCGTCCAGGATCTGCTTCATGGTCTGGCTGGCCTCGCGGGCCGCCTTGACCGCCGTCGACGGCGAAAGCTGGCCCAGTCCGGCGCCCGCCGTCGCCTGGGCGTTCGTGACCCGGTGGCGCATGGCCTCCCAGCTGATCGTCTTGTCGGGGTTGAACGCGCCGCCAGCCTCGCCCGCGGAGCCGACGTTCTCTTCGATCTCCTGCTTGATGGCCGCCAGCCCCTTAATCACCATCTCCTTGCCGCCGCTTGGGTCGGCGCGGAGCTGCTCGATCTTCTGGCCTAGCTGGTCGGTGACGTCGCCCAGGCGCACCGACCCGACGGCCTTTTCGATCTGCTGGTAGTGCTGCGCGTTCTCCTCGCCCAGCTCGCCCAGGCGCGTTTCGGCGTGGGCGATGGCGGTGCCCGTCTTGCGGGCGAAGATCGGACGGTTGGCCTTGTCGGCATAGAGATCCAACAGCGGCGCCGGCTGGACGTTCTCCTCCGCAACGCCCGCCGCCCGCTGCGCGGCCGCTTCCACCTTGCCGTCGGCCAGCGTGTTCACCTTGCGCAGAATCTTGCCGCCCGTGCCGCCTGTCTCGCCCTCGTTCGTGAGCGTGCGCTGCACCAGCGCTTTCGTGGCGCGCTTCTCGGCGCCGCCGGTGAGCGCCTTGCCGGCCGCACCCAGCGCACCGGCCGTCACGCCGCTGATCGCCGCGCCTGTGCCCGTGTCGATCGCCGCCTGACCGAACTCGCCTTTCGTCAGGTCGGCTTCGCTGCTGCCCAGGGCGTTCGCGCCGCCGACAAGAGCCGCCTTGCCAGCCATCGCCGCGAGGCCCGCGCCGCGCGCTGGCGCCACGCCGGGAACGAAGCTGGTGGCCAGCGCCCCGCCGACCTCGCCCGCCCCGTAGGCGACGGGGTTGGCCTGCTGGGCCTCGGCGTTCTTGGCCCGGTAGGCATCGCGGCGCTGCTGGTACGTCAGATCGGGGTTGTCCAGCGGCAGCGCGCCGCCGTGGTTCTCACCCTGGATCGCGTTGGCCACCGCGCGCACGCCGGGAATCTTGGACACCAGCGTATCGACGCCGGCCGCCACCTCGTCGCCAAAGCCAAGCGATGCGCCCTGGAGCACCCCGCGGCCGGCTGACTCGCCGGCACCCGGCTCCGGCTTGAACTCGGCCATCTCGGCGGGCGAGAGCCTCACCCCTGTGGTCGCCGGCTGGAACTGCTTCAGTTCGTCGGGGCTGAGCTTGATGCCGCCGGCCATCTATTCCCCGTCGGCGTGAAAGACACCGTCCGCGGTGAGATACCCGGCCTTGCCGCGGTACGTGCCGCGCTGAGAGCCTGGAGGTGGTCCGCTGGCCGCGGTCGATGCCGGCGCGCCGGTGGGGTTGCCGACGGCGGAGCTTTCGGACGGCGAGCCGGTGATCCCGCGGGCCCGCAGCGTCGTGTCGCGGATGTGGGCGATCTCGTTGTCGAGGATGTCCAGCTTCGGCGTGGCGTTCTGGTTCATCTGCAAAATGTCGCCCGCGTGGGGCACCATCCCGGCGTCGAATTTGATCTTGAAGTCGCTGCCGCTCTGGTTGTTCATCGTGAGGATGTGGCCCGTCAGAGTGTTGCGCAACGACTCTAACGTCTCTCGTTTTTCCGGGGAAAAGATGCGGCCTTGGTTGGCGGCGTAGAAGTCGCGCAGGTTCTTGACGTCACCCTTGACGACGTTCGTCGCCTCCAGCGTCTTCGATGCCACGCCCAGGTCGCGCGTGGTGCGCGCCGATCCAAGCTTCTCTCCCGTCTCCGGGTCGAAGAAATCGAGGCTGCCGCCGGCTTTCGCCTTGGCCTGGCCCGCCTTCACGGCGCCGTCGAGCGCGCCAAGCGCCGCCGTGCCGTTGAAGCTGCTGGTGACCTGCGTGTTCGTCGGCGTGGTCAGCTGGACCCTCAGCGCCGCGATCTTCTCGTCAAGCCCGGCCTTCTTCAGCGCCGCATCGACCTCGGCTTGGCTCTTGCCCTGGGCGGCCAGCCCTTGCGCAAGCTGCGCCTTCGTGGCCTCCAGGCCGAGAATGTACTTCGCGCCCAGCGTGGTCTGCGCGATCTGGCGCGCTTCGTCGGCGTCCTTCACGCCAGCGCGGGCCATCAGCACGTTGTCCTTGGTGTGGTCCAGCTTCTCTTTCTGAAGCGCGTAAAACTGGTCCTGGCGGCGGTTCAGGATGTCCAGCGCCGCGTTGTGGCCGTTGCCGCCGCCCATCGACTGGAGGCCCGCGCCGAGCTGCCCCAGCGCCACGGCGATCGCGCCATGGACCTGCGCCCCGTCGGGCTGGCTGGCCCAAAAGTCGCCGGGCGTGGCGGCTGCGTGCGCCTGGATGGCGTCGTCAAGCGCTGCCTGTTTCTTGGCGCGGATCTCATCATGGACGGCGGCCAGGGCGGCCTGGTCGCGCTGCTGCTGCTGGATGGCCAGCACGTCGCCGTTGGCAGCGTCCTGGCGCGCCTGGGCGTTGTCCTCTCCGATCTCCTGCTGCTGGTCGGCGATCGGCTTCTCGGCCGCAATTGCGGCAACTTCGGCCGCGCCGGCCGCCTTCGACTCCTTCGAAACCTTGGTGGTCGTGCTGCTGTTGCTGGACAGGGCGGCGCGGGTGCCCTTGTCCTTGAGCATCACCACGAGGTCGGCGGGCGTCGGGGCGGCGGCGGGGGCAGGCTGCGCGCCAGCCTCGGCGGCCTGGTCGGTGGCGATGTCCTGGGCGCTGGGCGAGCCCGGCATGGGCGCTCCTGGCGGCGAGATGATGCCGCTGGCGAGCGCCAGGTTGCGCCGGCGCAAGGCGGTCGGGTCGAACGCCGGGTCGCTGAAGTCGACGCCGGGCGCGCTCACTGGTCGCCGCCCTGGCCGGTGGGGGTCTCCCCGATGGGATTGCCCTGTTCGTCCGTGTTCTGGTCAGTGGTCTGGCCGCCGCCGCGATCGGTCCCGCCGACGCCGCCGCCCTGCGGATAAAGCGTGCTGGCGGGGGTGCCGCCGCTGCTGGTCGTGCCAGGCGACACACCTGGGATCGTCACCGGCGCGTTGGCGCCGCCGCTCTGCATGGCTGCGGCGTATGCGGCGATGGCGCCCATGAACGTCCCGATCAAGCCGTTGGCGAACTGAAGCTCTGCCGCCGTCTTCGCCTGGTTCGCGAGCTGCTGCGAGATCCTCAGGCCGGCGACGGTGTTCTGATACGCCCCCGCGTTCGTCACGCCCTGGATCTGCTGGCCCTGGGCGACGAGCATCGCGTTCATGACGACCTGCTTCTGGGTGTCATCGAGTTGGGTCTGCTTGAGCTGGTTTTCCGTGTTCTGGATGGCCAGCGCCTGCGCCTGGGAGGAGTTGAACTTCGACACGCCGGTCGCGTTGTTCGCGTTCGTCGTCGAGACGTCGAGGTTGCCCTGGTACTGCGTCTTGTTCTCGCCCGCCGCGGTGTTCTGGTTCTGGATGTCCGCGCCCTGGCGCAGTCCGGCGTTGAACTTCGACAGGTCGGTGTCCGCGTTGAACTGGGTCGCGTTCTGCGTGACGCCGACGCCCTGGTTCGTGATGTCGGCGGCCTGCTTGAGCCCGGCGTTGAACTGCTGATTGTTCTGCTGAAGATTGGCGGCGGTGGTGTTCTGTTGGACGCCGGTGTTTTGGTTCTGCACCTGGGCGCCCTGGGTGAGGCCGGCTTGCGACGTCGCAACGCCGATGTCCTGGCCGCGCACGCCCGACAGGGCGGCGGATTCGGCGTTGCGAGCGTCGCTCTGCTCCTTGGCGCGCAACACGGCGGCGTCCGCCGCTGCCTGGGCGTCGAGATCGCCGGTGGCGTCGCTGGCCTGCTTGAGGGCGCCGCCAGCGCTGCGGCCCTGGAGGGCGGCGGCCAGGGCGTACTGGTTCTTGATGTTGCGGTCGGTCGTCTGGCGAAGCTGGAGCTCGGCGGCGCTGGGAACGGCGCCGGTGGCGGCGGCGCGCAGGCCGGCTAGGGACGTTTCCTGTTGGGCGCGGGTCTCGTTCGAGGCGCCCTGGTCGATGGTGGCGCCGGTGATGGGATCCACGCGGGCCAGGGACGTCGGGGCGGCGCTGGCCGCCGTGATGTTGCCGACGCGCTGAAGCTGCGTACCACCGGCCTGGGCGGCGCTGATGTCGCCGGCCCGCTGGAGGGTGCCGGCGTCGGCCAGCGTGGTTTGGGCGGGGGGTGGCGCGCCAGCCTGCGGGGCTGCCCGCGGGGCCAAGCCGGCGAGTTGGGCGCGGAGACCTGCCGTGACGTCGCTGGCCTGCTGGTTCACGCCGTCGAAGGTCGGCTGTGCGCCGCCGAAGTTGATCGGCATGGTCGACGGGTCGGGCGGCGCGGGCGTGTAGGTCGGCGACGGGAACGCCCCAGGCGCGGGCATCGGCGCGGCGCCGCCCTTCAGTCCCGCAACGGACTGGGGGCTGAGGTTGTAATTTGGCTGTCCGACCCATGTGGTCGGGGCTGGCTCCCCTGGAACAGCGGGCGCGGCAGGCGCGGGCGGCGGACCGGCCCAGGTCCCGGCGCTCCATCCGGGGGCGGGCGTGGTCGGCGCTGCTGGCGCTGCGGGCGACGCGAACGGGCTGTTGGGATCTGCTCCCTTGAGCGCCCACGATTTGCCATCCCAGACCCAGGACGATCCGTCGGAGTTTGGCCTTGTGGAGCCGGGTGGCAGATTGGGAGCCGGGGCGGGCGCCGGTTCACTCACGGCTGGCCTGGTCGGTGGCGATGTTTGATCCCATGACTGCCCATTCCATGTCCACGTTGACCCATCGGGGTTCGTCCTCGTCTTGCCGGCTGGCGCAACGCCCAGGTCCTTGATTGGCACGCCCGTCGGGTTCTTGGGGTTGTCGGCCTCCTGCTGGACGTCGGCCCCATGTCCTGACGGAACCCGGTATATGTGGCCGTCCTTGCCGACCACGTCGACGTAATCCTGCGGCCCCTTGATGGTCCAGGACTGTTGATAGACGGCCATCTGTCATCGCGCGCCTGATTACTGGGCCCGCTTGTCGTCGCTGAACCGCCGCAGGCCCGGCTTGACCCCGATCTCAAACGCCAGCGCCTCGATCGAAAAACCCGCCCCGGTACACGCCCCGTCCGACAGCGTCACGCGCACCGTCGTGCACTTGCGGGCGTTTTCGTAAGCCCACTCCCACAGGTTGTTGGGCGTGACGGTGACGTTGACCGGGTTGGCCGCGTCATAGTCGTACACCAGCGTGATGGCCAGCGTGTGGGCGGACAACCACTCCCCGACGCCGTGCAGGGCGTACAGGCGAAAGAAGTTGTCCAGCCCCGCCAGCGCCAGGTCGGGCGATGTGATCTTCTGCGCGTACGCGACGGCGTTTTCGGTGAAGACGCCCGCCGCTTCGGCAAGGACGATGTTGGTGTTGGCGTAGACGGGTGTTTGCGCCCACATCGCCGCCGTGACCGACGCCTGTCCGGTGAAGACGCTCCACACCTCGTGCAGGTAGTCGTAGACCAGCGTCGTTCCGCCCGTGGTGTACCAGCGGATCTGGCTGACCTTCGGGTGCTGGATCGCCGCGGTCACCACTACGCCCGCGTCGGTGTACTTCTGCACCGGCATGCCCTTGTCCGTGATGGCCAGGCCCCGGCTGATCTCCTGGATGCCCACGTCCGCCAGGAACATCACGCTGCGGCCGGTGTAGATAATCGAGTTCGACTGATTCTCGGCGCACCCGGTGCCGCTGGCGATGAGCGCGGGACTATTGTACGTGCCCAGGCCCGACGCGTTCGGCCCGGCGCCGCTGATGTAGTAAATCGCGTTGCGAAAGAAGATGAGCAGCTTGTCGTCCATCGCCACGACGCCCGTCGCATCGCCCCATTGGGTGTTGAGGCGGATGGTCAGATTCTCATTCCAGGCGGGTGCCACGCCGTCGACGAACTGCGACGTCATGCGAATCAGGGAGCGGTTCTCAGCGTCGATGCCCACCAGGCGCTGATCGAACTGCTCGATCGCGAACAGCGCGGGGGCTGGCTGAGATGGAAGAACACCGCCCGACGTGTAAAGAAGCTCGCCCGACTGCAAATTAGTGTCAGAGACGCCGTCGCTGAATGTAACAGTGTCGCTGGAAACGACCCCGCCCGTGGTCGCAACACGAAAATAAGCCGTCCCGCCGTTGATGGTTCGATACAGCTCAACCTGTAGGCGGTTGTCTTGGACCGACGATAGACGATCGTTGGGGACCACGACCTGAGCGGTGTCGCTGGCCGCAGCCAGCGTGAGCTGAACCGCATCCGACGGGGTCGACCGATGGAGGCGCCCCTGGAAGTCAAACCAGCGGTAAACGGCTTTGTAATTATACACGCCGCCGACCACCAGGGCGCCGCCGGCAGCGATGGACGCCGCGGTCAGCCCCTCTGGGTAAACGTGCTGGTTCGCCTCGGTGTACTCGTCACCATCGAAGGCCATGAGCATCGCGCCTGGTACGTAGGTGACGTCGGCGGACTCGCGGTGGCGCCCCAGGGTCACATCGTCGAATCCGATTTGCATGAGCGCCGCCCCGGTGTCGAAGTACACCCCTGTCCCACCGCTCGACTCAATCCGGGTCTTGATCGGCAGGGACACTGCCAACCCGCCGGTGACAGACACGACCGAGACAAGGGCGCCGGCCCTGGTGGTCTGTCCCTCGGCCTGCCAAGTGAGGATTCGCGCCGATGGCGGGTTGAGAGTGTTTGCAGTCGGGTCCACGTCGGCGCGAAACAAGAAAAATGACGGCTGGGTCGTCGAGTTGTAGCCGCCGACCAGGTAGGTCGCGCCGTCGGGGCCAGCGATGGGGCGAGAACGAAGGCCGACAGAGCGCTGCCAGACTGCCAAGGTGACGACGCCGCCGATGTTCTTACCGACCTTGATGGACGTTGAATAAGTCGGTGATGCGGTGACCTCGTAAAAGACGTTGTAATTAGCCGCCGAGACTGTCACGCCGGTGATGTTTCTGACGCTGGCTGTGGCGCCGGCGTCTATTACCGCTGACGTCGTAGCCGGAGAGGCTACCCCGCTGGCAAAAATATGTCCCTTTACACCAGCTGTCGCGTCGGCAACCACCAGGACCGGCGACGTCGCGAAAATCTGCGCGGCCCAGCCGAGACACTGTGAAGCGGCGATGGTCGCCACCGCGCTGTCGCGATATTGAAACGTTGCGCTGGCGACGCCCGTGCTGACTGTGTATTGGATGCCGTGGACGGTATTGTCAGCTCTTTGGTACGCCACCGCGATCGTGTCGGCTCCCGTTGCCATTGCGTCCAGGAATGGATTGGTCGTGTGGGCGCTGGCGGCTACCGATGTCTGCGTCGGCGTTCCGACCGTGGCCAGGTTCGCCACGGTCCATTTATCGAAATAGACCTTGTTGTCGGCCCAGTTTACCCACGTGAACACAAACGCCCCATTGACCAGCAGGACACGCTGCCGGCTGCCAGAGACGATGTTCTTGTAGATGACCTTGCCCGTCGTTCGGTCGATGATGAATTCGTAGGCCGACCCGGTGCTGCCGCCATCGTTGAAAGACAGGGCGATGTAATTGCCAGAGACGGCCATGTCCGGGTCGTGTGTCTTGAACCCGGCGCCGGCATAGGGCAGCTTGCGCAGCGACAGTGCGGTGGTGGCCCGCTTCGACACGCTGCCGCCCAGTCCTTCGACGGTCGCGGGCGCCCACGCTGACGCGGCTGGCGACCAGCGATAGGACGGCGCGCCACCCGCGAAAATGCCGGCCGTCTTTGACAGGGCGACAAGGGCATCTTTGTGGGTGATCAGGCGCCAGATGTTCGCCAGCGCGCCGCTGGGGGCGATCGCGGTGGGCATCGCCACCGAGCCAGGCCGCTTCTGAAGCTTCCCGGTCTGGTTGACGTAGCTGTTTTCGAGCAGCAGCAGCTTGCCGTTGGGCAGCAGCTTGTCGGCCGTGTCGTTGGCGATGCCGCCGCCGACCGGCACAACGACGGGCTGGGGCTGGAGGGCCATCGCCAAGGCGCGGGCGATTACGACCTGAACGGGCGCCCAGCTTGCGGCCTGGTGGCCCCTGGGCGCAGACTGCGGACATGAGGACGTTACTGGTGGCGGCGCTGTTGCTGGTGGGGTGCGGTGGCACTGAGGACGAAGCGGGCCCGTCGGGCACGCCGTCCCAGGTCGTCGCGCCGGCAGAAGCCGTGACGCCGGCCGCTCTGCCGTCTGGGATTTCAGTCGCCGACGGCCTGCCCGCTGACGCGATCGCGCGCGCCTGCTCCGTCTGGGCCGACTACGGCGTGGATTGCACCATTCGCCAGGGCGCCGCGCAGGTTCGGTTCACCAATTGGCCCCAGGCCTGCCCGGTCGGCCCGCAGGCGGAAGTTCCGGTCGTTGGCCGCGGAACCCCGGACGGTGAAGTCGTGCTCTGGGGCGCGTGCCTGACTGACGTCACGCTGCTTGAGCACGTCGCCGCCCACGAGCTTGGTCACGTCTTCGGCCTTCAGCATGTGACCGACGAAAACGCGCTGATGTTTTGGTACAGCGGATCGACCGCCCCGGCCCTCGACGATGCCGACCGCGCCGAATGGGCGCGCGTCCATCCGTCGCCGTAGCGTTCGCCTACTTCCTGGGCGTCCCGTAGAAGGCGTACGCCCCGGCCGGCGGCGTGAGGGCCGCGCCGGTGAAGTTGGAGAACCGCACCTTGAGCGTGTCGGCGGCGTCGCACCAGCAGTCGAGCATGACCCCCGGCGGCGGCGCGCTCGGCCACGTCACGTACACCGGCTGACCGGGGCGCAGGCCGACCACGGCCACGTCGCCACTTGCGGCCGCAACCGTGTAGGTAGCTGAGCTGGTGGCGGGGACGACCGCGGGCGTGAAGGTGAACGACCCGGAAATTACGCCGGCCGCGCCAGGCAGCGCTGACGCCTGGGCCGCGATGGCGTCCAGGGCCCGGTCGGTGGCTTCGTCGCCGGTGCGCGGGTAGCTGATCACCGGCGCCACAGACGGCGCGCGGGCTTGTCGTCGACGTCGGCAACGCGCCCAGGCTGCGAGACGTCGCGGATGGTGGCCATCTGCACCACGGCGGCCTTGAGCAGCTTCAGGCGCACGTCCAGGCCCGCCAGGGGCTTCTCTGCCTTGGTCAGCGCCTTCATGGCCATCGCCACCGAGACGTATTCGTCCCACTGCTCGAGCACCGGGTCGAACGTCGAGCCGGGGTTGACCGGCGCCGCCGGCGGCGACTGGTAGTAGAGCCGGTAATTCCCGGCGCAGTTTTCGATCGGCTCGAACTGGATGGTGGTGCCCTGGGGCCGGTACTTGATCACCACACTGCGCCCGTCGCGGTTGCCCTGCTCGAACCGGCGGATGGTCTGGCGCAGCGGCGTGCCGGGGTCCTTGCTCACGCCCAGCAGCTTGGCGCCGGGCAGGCCGGGCATGGTGGCGGTGGCGGTCACATTGACCACCACGACGTCGGACGTCGCGTACCAGTGGTCCTTGTAAGCGCTGACCACCGTGCGATACAGCTCCTGCTGAGCGAGGTCGCTCCAGTTGAGCCAGGCCAGCGGGTCGACGAAGCTGTTGTTGACCATGTTGGCCAGCTGCTGGGCGTTCGCGATGAGGTCGCTGAACAGCATCAGTACCAGGTCCCGTCATCGCTGGCGTCGGTGACGCCGCCCGGTTCGCCGCGGTCCATCGACCCGGCGTGCGTCTCGATCTCCTCGACAATGGCCGCCAGCCGCGCCTCCAGCTCGGCCGTCGAAGTCTTCTCGTTCGTGGCCAGCGCCTTGATCGCGGCGCTGATCATGATGAACTCTTTCCACGGCTCCAGGCCGGGAGGAGACAGCGGGTCGCCGTCGTCGCCGATTACGAGCCAGTTCGTGGGGCCGCCCAGATAGGTCAGCTGGTAGGTGCCCACCGCCTGCTCTTCGGGCTCGATGAACAGCGTGTGCCCCATCAGTCGATAACGCGGCTCCATCCACTGCGAATCACGCTCGGCGAATTCGAACGGGTGGACGGTGCGCCGCTGCGGCGTGCCGGGGTCGCGCGTGAGAGCGATCAGCTGACGGAAGGCCGCGTTGGCAGGACCGTCGCCGGTCTCTGTCTTCGCCAGCGCGACGCTGTTGCCCGACGTGATGGTGAAGCTCTGCGGAATGGCCAGCATCTCTTCGCCGCCCTGGGCGAGGATCAGCTGGTACAGTTCCTCAGTGGCCTCCTGCACCCAGACGCGCCAAATCGAGTTGCCGAGGAAGTTGTTGCCTCCTCCGGCTGTATAACCGCCGAGGTCGGCCAGCTCGGCCGCCCCGGCGATGAGACTGGTTCCTGTGGACACGGCTCACCCTCGCGAGCACATGTCCATCAGGTCTTCGAGGGCGCTGAGAGCACCTTCATTGTCGCCCTTCTTCCCCATCGAGAAGAAGTCCGCCACGGCGCTGATCTTGGCGTCCCGGTCGGGCGCGTCGCGCTCGGCCTGGTCGTCACCAGCATCCGGATCGTCGCCCCCCTCGCTGTCGTCGCCGTAGCTGCCCCCGCGCCGCCTGGAGCTGCCCAGGTCAGACGGGGGCGGCATCTTGTCGACGATGCTGATCTTGAACCCCTTGTGCATCGTCTTACCCGTCCGATCCGATCATGGTGACGAAGCAGAGCGTCCCCGATGCGGCGTCAGCGTCGGCCTGGGTGTCCGTGCGCTTGAACTGCAACGTCAGCACCTGGGTCGTCAGCGCCGGCCCGCGCCATTGCGGGTCAGAGCCGGTGGTCGTCGGGAACGGCGTTGCCACCGCCGGGCCGACCATCTGCGCATGACCGTTCAGCTTCGCGTACGCCTTGTTGGCGGTCAGCGTGTACTGCCCAGCCGCCGCCGCTTTCGCGACAGTGACGCCGGGGATGTCCTGGGCCGACACCGCACCGGCGGCGCCGATGGTGAACGACCCATGGTAGACGCGGGACTGTGACCGCGAGAAAGCGCCGTCCTGATACATCAGCCAATCTGTGTTTGCCATTGAAAGTGTCCTTTGTTGGACTGCTCAGCCGAGGCCGATGCTCTGGCCCCGGCTGAGACAGATTGGTTACGGCAGGTTGACCACGGCGTTCGCGCTCGGCTTCTTGCAGATCGCGTTCTCGGTGCAGACGACGCGGATCTCGATGCCGTCGTCACTGGTCATGTTCACGAGCACCTCACCGGTGCCGTAGTCGTTCAGCGTCGGCGACGGGCCGCAGCTGACGATCTTCCAGGTGTTCATCGACAGGACGAAGGCCACCTTGTCGTTGATGAACCGCGACGCCATGATCGGCACGTCGGTGCCGCTGACGTTGACAGTCATCTCGCGGAACCCGGTCTCGGCACGCCCCTTCAACTCGGTGTAACGAACCTGCGTCTGGAGCGCGATGGCCAGAGACGCGTGGTTCATCGGGGAAAGGACGATGATCAGGTCTTTCCCGCCGCTGAACGAGACGAGCTTTTGCGCCGCCTTGATCAGGTTCTGTTGCAGCGGACCGACCGTGCCGTCGACGATTCGGCCGTACATGCGGCTGTTCAGCGAGCGGTCCTTGCCCATGAAGGACTCACCACCGGACGGTTTCACCGTCGGCAGCCAGGCCAGCAACCCCGCCATCACCTGTCGCACGGGGGTGGCAGAGTTCTGCCGGTCGCCCTTCACGAACAGGAAGTCGTTGTTGACGATGTCCGTGATGCCCGTGGTCACGTTCTGCGTGACGTGCAGGGTTCCAGCGTCCTCGTCGATGCCGTCGATCACCAGGACGGCGGGGCCGCCCGAGCGAAGAACTGCACCGGCGTTGCTGGACGACGCCTGCAAGGTCATGCCGACCTGGTACTTGTAGACGTCGCTGGGAACGACCAGGGTCAGCGTCTGCGAAGCACCGGGAGAGGAGACCTGGCCACGGGCGCCAAAGCCGTCGCCGACGAAGTGAACACCCTGGTTGAAGACAGCGCCGCGGAGCAGCGACTGCACTTCGTTGTCCAGCGCCTCGATCCACGCGCCCTTGTTGTTGCGAGAGCGGCGGATGATGGTGCCGGCCACGCTGCCGATGGAGTACACATCGGTGAACGGGACGGCGAATTGCGCCGGCACAGACGACTTCGACTGTCCGGTGGCCTGCGCGGTGAGGAAGTCAGCGGACGTGCCGGGGGCATCGCCGATGAGCATCGTGAAGTTGATGGTGTTGCCGCTGCCGGTCTCGTCGCGTTTGACGAGGCCCAGGAGCTTGTCCTCTTCCGCCGAGATGGTGTTCAGCACCATGTCGGGGTCGTAGGTGATCTTCAGATAGTCGGACGCGGTCGAGAGATTCGTTCCAGTTGCCATGACGGCCCCTTGCTGGCCGACGCGGACTTACGAGAGATTCATTTCCCGGCGCACGCGCGCTTGGCGCTGCTCCAGTGTCTCTCTCGGTGCGCCGTTTACTTTCGGCGCTGGCCCGGTCGACACTTGACTGTTGGTCAGTGTTCTTGCCGTCGCTGCTGGCGCTGCGACTCTCGGAATGCCAGCGGGCGCGCCCTGTTTATCGGTCGGGGTGCTGCGACCAAACTGAATCTTCTTCGAGCGAGCGGCGACCCGTTGGGCCTCGGCTTCCAGCTCCTTTTCGATCTTCTCGGCGAACTGCAACGGGTCCAGCGAGATGCCGCGGGCCTCGATTTCGGCCTGGTTGGCGGCGTAGTACGCGACCATGTTGTCCCACACCTGATCGTGCAGGCCATAGGCGTTGAGCAGGTCGAAGCGGTCGCCGGCGGCGGTAACCATCTGGCGCATCTGGGACTTGTTGCCCTCGATCACGCGCTCGCGCTCGGCGGTCATGCGCGCCTGTTCGCCGTCCTGAAGCCTCTTCTCCAGGGCCGCGATGCGCTCTGCGTCGCCGGGCTCCTTCGGGCCACCAGCGCCACCGCGGGCGATGTAGCCTTCGAGAAACTTGTTGACCGCCAACTCGCGCTGGCCGGGCATGCGCATCAGCTGCGCGATGACGGCAACCGGGTCGGCCTCCCATTGGGCGCCGAGCTGGTCAAACTGCTGCGCCTTGGTGCGCACGTCGCCCAGGGCGGCCTCTTGGCGCTTGAGCTCTTTCTGCTGCCGCGACAGGGCGGCGAACGAGCGGCGCTGGGCAGCCAGGTCGGGTACCTTCTCGCCGGGATCTTCGGCCGGCTTCTCGGCGTCGCCGCCCTCTTTTGCGTCCTTGGCGTCGAGTTCGGCCGGCGTCGGCGTCTTCTCTTCGTCGCCTTCAGCCGGCGCGTCTTCGCCCTGCTTGGCCAGGAACGCGGCAACGCGGTCCAGCGGCGGCGCAGCCTTGGCGGGCGCAGCAGCGGGGGCCGGCGTTTCGGCGGCGGTTACGGGCGCAGTGTCGGGCGACGCAGTGGGTTCATCAGCCATGCACCCGAGCGCGCCTGATTACCGTTTGCGCGCGGGCTCACCCCTAGCGATCCGTTCGGCCTCGATTCGGGAATGCCGTTCGCGATCACCCCCCGATCGGCATGACCGGCTGCCCCGGCCCGATGGCCGACGCTCGCGCTCCGGCCAGCGCCGTCTGCGCCTGCACCAGCGTTGGGTCAACGCCACCGGGAACGATCGGTGCGGCCGGCGGGGGCGCGGTCATCTCGCCCAGGTCGTCTAGGAACCGGTGCAGCAAGTCGAGGTTCTTCGGCGGCGCCTTATCGGCGCGGCCCATGCCCAGGTATTTCTGCGTCAACGCGCGCGCCAGGTCCATGTCCATCCACGGCTCAGGCGGCTCGTACTTCGCGTCGCGCAGCATGCCGTCGAGCATGCGCTCCAGGTCGCGGCGCGGCCCCAGGTCCAGGTCCGTCGCGCCCTTGATGTCGAGATCGCCCAGGGCCAGCTTGGCTTCCGTTCGGTCCCACAGGCCACTGGCCATCATGTCCTTCGCCGTCTCCACCTTCGCTCCGGGCGTGGTCGGCAGCAGCGACGTGGGGTAGGGCAGCATGACGTACTGGTTTTCGTCCAGCTTGATCTGGTTCCAGTCGATTTTGCGCAGGAGCTTCGTGTCGTTCGCCGACACTTCGTAGCTCTTCTTCTCGCCGTAGATGTCAACGGCACAGTCGATGCCGGCGCGGTCAAGGTCGACGTTGAATTGGTCCCAGCGCTGCTGAACCAGCGTGAAGCGGGCGGACGCAATGTCCTGCGTCTCTCGCTGTCCGGGGCCGCTGATAACACCGGCGGGCTTCTGGCCCGTGCCGAAGGTCTTTGACACGCCAGCCAACTCCCAGACCTTGACGCAGTGGCGCTCAAGCTGCGCGTACACTTCGGGGGCGAACGCGCCCGGCACGACGAACCCCGGCGGGGTGTCGGTGTACTCGATGTAAGAGCCGATGTCGTTGTTGATGTTCTTCTGAATCTTGGAGCCGCGCTTGAGCGCCAAGTGCGGAACGCAGATGAGCCGCTCGCCGCGCGCAATCTTCTCCAGCAACCGGCGGATTTCGAGCTGCGTGTAGCTGGCGATCTCGGCCAGCGACCTGCCGCCGAACCCCGTCAGCGCCTTGGACCACCGGAAGAACAGCAGCGGGAAGCGCTGGCGCTTGTGCGGGTCGTCAATCAGCGCGTCGTCGACGCCGTCCACCGCCAGCACATGGCGCCCGTCGTCGGCCCCCTCGTGCGTCGGCAGGTGCCAACCCTCGTAGACCCAGATCATGCGAGACGCCGCCGTTCCCCGGCTGCCCTCGATGGCCCGCGCCTTGTCGATCTGATTCTCGAGCTTGACCTTCTGCGCCTTTGTCAGCTTGTCGTTGCCGTCGACGAACTGGGCGATAACCAGGTCCTTGTCGCCCGGCCGGCGGCGGTGGATGCTGCGCGGCTTGCCGAACATGCCCTCCGACGGGTCCACCAGAATTTCGCCGGCCAGCACGCGCTGATACGCCACGCGGTCGCGGTCGGCATAGCACTGGACGACGCCGTACTTGAACACCTCGGCGTCAACGAAGGCGTCCTGGGCGATGTCACTGAGGCCAGTCTCGGCGCGGATCGCGTCGGTGAACTGCGTCAGCAGGTCGGCCTTCTCGCGCTCCTTGAAGTCGCCGCCGCTGGTGATGAACTTGGTGCGTGGCTTCTTGCCAGCCACCTGGGCAGCCGCTGCCTCGGCGCAGGCCCGCAGTTCGTTCCAGGGCTGGGCGCCGTAGCCGTCGTCCGGCTGGCGGACTGACACCGTCGCGCCGCCCCATTGGTACAGGCTGCTGATGCTGGCGTCGTTCTCGTAGAGCCGCGCCATGCGCAGGTCACACTGGCGGTCGCGCACCACGATGGGGTTCATGCTGATGGCCTTGCAGACGTTGACCAGGGCGCGCGCCTTCGTCTCGCCGCCGAGCAGCGACGTCTCATCCCACCAACGATTCGTAGTGACGTCGTTGGCCATCACATCACCGGCCGCATCGCCGCAGGCACGCCGTCACCGTCTACGGACAGGTCCTCTTCCTCGGCGTGTGCCGCGTCCTTCGGGTCCTCGTCGAGCGGGTCAAGGTCGGCCTTGCCGCGGGAGCGGGGCGGCAGCGAGCCATCGCCAAACTCAACTAAAAACGAGCCATTTTGGTACCTTCTGACGCCATTCTTGCGCAGAAGCTTTATGAGTTGGGCGAGTTGCCTTGGGTCGTCCACGCCAAGGCGCGGGCGATTACGTCAGTCCTCCGTCCACATGTCGCCAAGGTCGTCGAACTCGCTGCGCTTCGGGAACCGCTGCGCCTGGGCGATGCGCTCGCCTTCGGACAGCGACAATCCTGCCGGTTGGAAGCTGTTGAAGTAGCCGGCCAGCGCATACCGAGCCGCCTCGCTGGGGTCGGGGTGCCACTGCGGTGCCCACTTCCATTGGCCACGGCTGCGCGCCTCTGTGTCCCAGCGGGCCTTCAGGTAATCCTCCTCCAGCTTCGAGCCGATCATCACCTTGGCTCGCCCCTGCTGGAGCACGTCGTTCACGCGGCGCACCTGGCCGGGTAGGTCGCCCTTGTTGGCCGCCTTGATCACCGGGATGCCATAGTCGGCCTGGAACGTGTCCAGCTCGTTCTTCGAGCTGCCGGCGTCGTAGAACCAGCACTCGGGGTCGAAGTTGTCCTGAATGACCTTGAGCACCTTCGCAATCTGGCTCCAGCTCAGCCGGGCGTTGCGCTCGCTGGACCAGTCGAAGACGTGCTGAATCTCCTCGGTCGTGTCACCCCAGCCCCACACCTCGACGGCGCTGCGGTCGGCGCTGCCGGGGTCGATGGCCACCGTGAACCGGTCGATGCCGTCGTGCGGGACCGCCGCGATGACGCGCCCGCTGTCGGGCGTGACGTCGTCGGCCCAGGCTGGCCGCGTGGGTAGGTAGCCGTTCCGCTGCGTCTCGTACCGGTAGGCCGTTGCGTTCATGTCCCACGCCCTTCGCATATACCAGTCGCGCTGAATCTGCGGGTCACTCTCGGCCAGGTTGTGCAGCCGCATGTACTCGGCCAACTCGGCCATGGCGTTCGGCGTGTGCACGTTGGCGGCCCGTCCCCATTCGTGGTGACTCCAGCCGTTGCCGCCCGGCGCCGCCAACTCGTAGAAGTAGCCCGCGGGCACGTCGGGCAGCACGCCGGAGAGAATCACGCGGCTCGTGCTGGTCAACATCGGCGGCAGCAGGACCGTCAGGATGTACCGCAGGACGGCGTCGCTCTGGTCCTGGGCCTCGTCGATGATGACCACGCCGTTCGCCAGTCGGTTACCGAGGTAGCTCTTGACGTGGCGCATGTCGTCGGTGCCGGCAAACAGCACGCGCGCCCCGTTTGGGAACGCGGTCAGCATGCGCGTCTCGTTGTGCCAGTCGGGCAGGTGGTAGCGGTGAAACAGGTGGCTCTTCCAGACCGGTTCCCACACCGACGTGCGCACCGCCGTGCCGTTGAGCCCAAGAAACAGGTTCGTACTGCCCGGCGCGTTCAGGCCGTTGTCTAACATGATGCCGCCGTCGCCCTGGGTCTTGCCACTCTGGCGCGCACACATTACGTGGATGTAGGGCGAGCGGTCCTTGGTGAAGCCGAGCTGTGGGGTGTGGCCGCCGCAGAAGTCTTCGAGCGTGAACGAACCCAACCGCGCGCGGCTAACCAGCGACGCCAGCGCACGCGCGGGACTGGGCTTCACGCGTCGCCCGCACCAAAGTCGGCCGGCGTTGCCTCCCGTGTCGCCCTGGCGGCGCGCAGGTACTCCAGGACTTCGGCGTACGTCGTTTCGTCCACCATCAGCAGGCGGAACTCCGCGTCGGGTTTCCCTTTGTTGCCGGGTCGCCACACGCTCACCGCCGTCGCCTTCTGCATGACCAGGCAATCGACCAGCGCCGCCAGGTGCGGTGACTTGCACAGGGCGCGGACCGGCGCCCGCACTGCCAGCAGACGAGCCATCATCTCGGGCGTGCTTTCGTCCTTCGGCTTCGTGGTCAGCAGCTTGTAGTCGAGGGCGGGGACGGGTTTGGGTTTCACAGGTCACACGCCCCTTCCAGTTCACGCATGGCCTTCTTCACGCGGCCCGAGGCGAACGCCAGCTCAGTCTTGAGCCTGCGGATTTCGCTGTCCTTCTCCGCGTTCTCCTTCAGTGCCAGGGCCAGGTCTTTCTCTAACTGCAGCGTCTTCTTTCGAACGATGCCGGCGCGATAGTTCGATGCGCTCGGGCCAAGGTCGGCAATGAAGGCCGTCCCGCGTGCGTAGCCGCTCTTCTCGGCCGCGTCCAGCGCCGACCGCATCGCATCCAGCGGGTCGGGCGCCTCATGCATCGGGCCGATCATCGTCGCTTCCCCTTCTTCGCCACCTGCGACCGGATGTCACTCATCACCGCCTCGGACACCTCGACGGCTTCACCACCGTCTGCAGTCGGTACCGCCGGGGCTAGCATCCCCGCAACCACGTCCACCTTGGCCTCGGCCACCGGGTCCAGGCCGCGCACGCAATACTCGATGCGCGCCCAGGGGATGAGCACCAGGTTCGCCCCGCCGCCGTCCACCGCGGCGATGATTTGCAGGCCGTTGATGGTGGGCACGCCGTCGACGTCGATCCAGCCGAACACCTGCTTGCGAAAGACTTCGATCGGGCGCGCCAGCCGCACCTCTTTGTAGCGGACCACCGCGAGATCACTCACTGTCGCCGCTCTGCGCAATCGCCAGTAGCTTCTCCATGTGTGCGATCGTCTTCTTCATTCGTCCCCTCCTCCAAACGTCGTGTTTCGTTGCATCGCTGCCGTCATGGCCTCGCGCAGTCTCGGGTGCTTTAACGCCTCCTCAATCAACTCGGCCTCCTCCATGTCCTCACCGCTGCCGCCCTTGGGCTTCGTGCTCTTCACGTGATCGGACAGCGTCCGCAGGTAGCCGGCAATCACGCGGGCCTCGTCGGGATACAGCAGCCGCTTCTTGGCGGCCACGTCGAGAATCAGGTGGTCCACGTCGGTCCTGACGAGCTTGATGAGGTCGGTGAGCAGCGCTTCCGCCGAGTCTGACCGCTCAGCAGCGCTATCAACTCGACCAGCGTCTGCGTGTCCAGGTCCAGGCTTCGCAACATTCGCAACGGCTTTGCTGTTTCGCATTGCTCCCTTTCGTCCACTTGCTCACTCTCGCGCGCCTGATTACCGAGCAGCGCTCGCCGGGTCTCGATGATGCTTTTGCGCACCCTCTCAAACCGCCCACCAGCGCGCCCACGCAACGAATGGCGCAACCGGGAGGCGATGCCGCGTATCGGGACCTTCGCGACGTGTAGCGCCCAGATGCGCGCGGCCATGGGCGGCAGAGCTGCCAGCCGCGTCGGTTCCGCCGCTGCCATCTTCTCGTAGTACGCCGCTTGCTCGATGACGCCGGTCCGCGTCGGGGTCCCGCGGTTCGACAGCTTGTCGCCCGTCTCCAGGTCGTGGAAGCCACTGGCTGCGGCCTCGGCGTACCAGTGGGCGACCAGGGCGGCGGACGGGCGCTTCATCGGCGCCGCATCCCCAGATAGAACGGCGTCCCGTCGAGTCGTGACACGCGCTTGCAGCCCAGGTCAGCCACGGCCTGGCGACACTCGCGCCGGTGCCGCCAACTGTTCGACACGTCCAGTTGCTCGGCGGCATACACCGCCACGTCGCCGCAGCGCACGCGGTCAGCGAGCACCGACGTCACCGCCCAGTGCGCGTCGATTGCTTCCGTGACCTTCGCCCGCCAGATGAGGCGGCGCAGGGCTTCTTTGGTGAGACCGGTTCGGTTCATGGGTCCTCTCGCGTCATGCGGTTGATACACCCGGGGCGATCTCCCGGTCCGGGAGCGGTGGTCCTTTCTGCGCTCGGTTGCCGGTGGCGTGTGCCTCGCGACGTCCGAGCTATATGCGAGAGCGGCGCAGCGTTCGCCAGACGACCCAAGCCCCGAGCGGTCATCCGAGAGGCGTTGCCCAGCCACTGCCGGGCGCCTTGGCGGCTAGCGCTATTCATTCGCCCCCCGGTGGCTCCCCTTCTCGTTGGCTTCCGATCCGGTCCGAGACGCGGCGGTTGCGGTGAAGGAACGTGATGTACTCGTTGCAGCCCTTGCAGCGCACGCCGCTGGCCGGCTTCTCGTCGCACCCTGGCTGCACGCAGCGACCCGTTGCCTTGCGGTCGGCGTAGCTGCGGCGCATGCGCTCGCCGGCGGTCATCCCGCGACGTCCTCGGTCTGCCGCGCCGCCGTACCTGCGCAGCGAATGACCAGCATGTTAGGCCCCACCTCGCAGCGTCCGCAGTCGCAGCCGTGCGGTTTGCGCTGGTACGGCCACTCTCGCTCCGTCATCCGAACGAACGCCGGTCGGGGGTTGCGCAGGGCGAGCTCGATTTCCTCGTAGGTCAGCGGCTTCACGCGTCCTCCGTTCGCACCGGACGCCCCGCCCAGTGCAGCGTCGCGGCCTCCTTGCACGTCATCGCGACACCACGCGGCGACCGCACCACGTGCGTGCATGGTGTCGCGTACGCCCTCCACGTCGAGTCGCCCAGCTCGCGCTCCACGGCGGCCAATGCGAAGGCGAGGCTGCATGACTGACAGACGCCCAGGCCCGCGAGCCAGTGCCACAGTTCGGCGAAGCGCGCGCCCTTGATGCGCTCGGTATCGCGGGCGACCGTGATGGGCATGGCGAACGCTACAGCCACAGTCGCCTCCCGATCTCGCGCCCGAGAATGCGCAGCAGGTCGCCAAAGCCCCAGCCGGCAAGCGCCGCGAGCACGAAGCAAACGGCGTATTTCATCCGTCCCACCCCGGTTCGAACTCGCGGTGCAGGATCGCGTCCGACGTGGCGCGGTCCAGGCGCTGATATCCATTCGCGCTGATCGCGGTCATCAGCGCGCTGGCCGTGTCGAAGGTCATCCGCGAAGTGTCGTAGCCGTGCCGCGACAGGGCCTTCGTGTGCTTGTACGTGCACAGTCCCTTCGCCATGCGAGCCTTGAACGCGCGAATCAGCTTCTCAGCCTGCGACGACGTGCAGTCGCGTGGAACGTCTTTGCCGTACCACTTCTCCAGCTTCATCATCTGTGCCGCATCGGCCGGTGCCGCGTTCCAGTCGCCGCGGGCCGCCTCAGGATCGGCCACACCCATGACCGCGAACGGGTCGACGTTGCGCGCGGTGTAAGCGACCTTCTTGGCCTTCACCGCCGCCCGGCGCGCCGCCTCGCGCTCAGCCTCCTTGCGCTGCTTCTCGGCTAAGTCGGCCTTGGCCTTTTCGAGCGCTTCTTGCGCGTCGATGCCGGGCGTCTTTTCGGCGATCTCTTTGGCCGCCTTGACTTCATCGTCGCTGTATTTGCCGGCGAGGATGTCGAGGGCAGAGACAAGCCGATGTCTTCCGCTATTCCCAGCAAAGTCGAGCAGCAGGCAATCAACCTTGCCGGGATGGATACGAAGGCCGCGCCCCGCACACTGGGCATAGAGCGCCCGGCTTTTTGTTGGCCGCGCCATCGCAACACACGCGACGCCTGGATCGTCATAGCCCTCCGTTAAAACACCGACGTTGACGAGAAATTGAAAGTCACCGCGCTTGTGGGCCGCGAGAGTGCCGCGCCGAATATCGGTCGGCGTCTCTCCGTCGACGGCACGCGCGCAGCCGTTGCGGTAGCGGCCGAAGATTTCGGCCATCCGGTGTGCGTTGGCCACGCTGGTGGTGAACACGATGGTTCGCCGGTCGCCGGCCAGCTCCATGGTGGGCTTGACGACGCCGTGCAGGACCTCCTCGACGGACATCACCGCGTCGAGGTCGCCTTGGTTCAGATCGCCCGCCGTGGTGCGCACCGCCGCCAGATCGATCGCGTCCACCTGCACCTGCGTGACGCGGATGGGGCAGAGGAAGCCGTCGCGGATCCCGTCCTCGATCTCCCTCTTGTAGGCCACCGTCTCGAAGACCTGGCCCATCGCTTTTTCGTCCTGCCGGTCGGGCGTGGCCGTGACGCCCAGGACGCGGGCGTGTTCGAACCAGTCCAGGACGCGCTTGTACGTCGACGCCACGGCGTGGTGCGCCTCGTCGACGATCACCAGCTCGAAGGCGTCCTGCGGGAACCGCTCCAACCGCTTCGGCCGGCTCAGCGTCTGCACGCTGCCCACCACGATGCGGGCCCCGCTGGCCCGGAACTCGGCCTGCTCAAGATCCACGTACTCGCCAGTCATGGCCATCAGCCGCTTGCGGGCCTGGTCCAGCAGTTCTTCGCGGTGGGCGATCACCAGCACACGCCCCGGCTTGGGCCACCCCGCCGTCACCGCGCCGAATACCTGCGTCTTGCCCAGGCCGGTGGCCATCACCAGCAGCGTTGAGCGCTGGGCAGCCAGGTGGGCGCGGATCGCCTCCACCGCGTCGATCTGGTACGGTCGCAGACCGGCCAGCGGCGACGCCAGCGGGACGATCGCCGGCGCCGGCGCGAACGACGGCACCATGCGCGCGTGTCCGCCGAAGCCGGGCAGTAGCAGCGCCTCAGGCATTGGGCGCCTCTGGATGCGTTAGCCGGGCGCGATGGCTCCACGCTGCCCACCATCGCTGCTTGGGCAACGCATCGGCGACCGCTCTCCGCGGTCGGCTTGAGCGGTCCCATTGGCCACCGTCGGTCATGCCATCTGGCACCCAGCCTGACGCCCGCAGACTCGCCCCGTGCTCATCGCCGTGCAGGTAGGTAACTAAATTGTCGGCGCCAGCTGCGCGCGCCATCCGCGAACATGCGCCATACAACATTGAGCAGGCGTTGCGGTTCCCCTCAATGACTGACACGCGCAGGACCTCGAGGGTGGCAAAGTCCTGGTGGAGCAACCGCGCCGCGCGCCCGACTACCGCCACGCCGATCGTCTGCGCAGCCTCCAGATCCATGCAATGCACCACGCGGACTGCCCACATGGCGCCCTGCCGGTCAGGCAAGCGCCGATGGGTTTGTTCAATGAACGGAAGAGCGTGCTTCACCGCCCACGGCAAGAGACGGAGCATCAGAACGTTTCCTCGTCCGCCTCGGTGTCATCGAATGGCTCCAGCGGCAGCGGCAACGACGGCGGGTCCTCCTTCGTGACGTCGATTGGGTTGCCGGCCCCGTCCTCGATCCGCAGGGTCGCCTTGCGCGCCGCCTGCTCGGCGCGATCCAGGCCGGCGGCGTGGCTGCCGGCGTAATACCGGCGCCCCTCAGCCGGCGCGGCCGTGACCGGCGCCGCGCCCTTGGTCACCAGCTCGCGCGGCACCATCGCGCGCTGCTCCTCGGTGAGGTAGCCGAGCTTGCTACACCCGTTGCAGTGGTCGCGCAGCAGCGCCGTGCCGTCGGGATCGCGGCAGTACAGGCACACCAGCGCCGGCTTGGCCGCCCGCACGTTGTATGCGGCGCTGTGGATGTCGGCCTTGAGCCGCTGCCACAGGGCGCCCGGGAACTCCATCGCCTTGAGCTTCACCAGCTCGGTCTGCGCGTTGATCAGGTGCCGGTTGATCATCTCCAGCACGCCCTGGATCTCGGACATGCGCGACCGAAACGCCGGGGACGTCTCCACGCCGAACGCGTCGACGGGGCACGGCGGCGCCGGTGGTGCGAGAGAAGCGGGGGAGAGTTTGCCAGATTCTCCTCGTTCACCGTCGCCGGTGAGGGCGGGACTCGAACCCGCTATTTCCCCCTTATCTTTGGCGCGCTCACGCTGCTCGGCCTTGCGCACCGCCGCGGGCGTGATCCCCGCCTCGCGTGCGACCTTCTTCAGTGCCTGCGACTTGATTTGCCGCGCCGTGCCCAGCGGGACATTTGTCCTCTTGTCCTTGCGCGTCGCCGCGATCTGTTCGACCACGCGGCGAACGCGGCGGGCAATCATTTCCTGCCGGTTGTCGACGCGCCGGTAGAGGTTCTCTGACACCTCCAGATCGCTGCGTTCCTGCTCGGTGGCGTCGGCGACGCGGATCCAGCAGCGCTTCGCCTTGTTGAGTAGCAGCGCCGCCATGCGGTCGCGCCCGGCGATGATCTGACCCGCCTTGTCGAACACCGGTGCGTTGATGGGCTCTTCGCCCAGCTCGCGAATGTCGGCGGCCAGATCGATGACGTGCTGCTGCTTCTGGCGCTTGCCGATCTCGCCGGGGAGGTGCAGCGACTTGACCGACTTGCGGACGTAGCCCAGCCACTTCACGAGCGCACCAGCGAAACGACGGCGACGATGCCCGCGACGATCAGCGCACCCGCCACAAAGGCGAGCGCCACCACGGGGACGCCCCACAGCGGTGCCGTGACCCACCACCAGGACCAGGCGATGACGTGGGTCAGCTTCAGGACCAGGAACGCGATGAACAGCGCGCCGGGGAAGGTGATGCCTTGCGCCGCTTTTTCGGTGGCGGCCATCAGTTCACCACCGCCGCCGGCGTGTCCGCGATCAGGTCCGTGATCTGCGCCGTCAGCAGCGCGTTGGAGATGGCTTGCACGCGCTGGCGCGCCGCCTTGGACCGCACCCGGCCGAGCTGCGCCTTGAGGCTGGACCCGATGCGCTGCGAGATCACCAGCGCCCGGTCGGCCTGCGCCTGGGTACAGCCGGCGGCGACCACGGAGGCCACGAAACGTGCGTCGCGGGTCATTGGGACACCGCCGCGTACCGCATGAACGGTGTGAGCACCGCAGCGAGCCGATCCCGGTCGGCCCGCTGCCGGCGCGGCAACTCCTGGTAGCGCTTGATCTCGGCGCGCACGGCCAGATCGACGGCGCCGAAGTTGATGGAATCGACGGGCTGCCGGCCCGCCGCCAGGGCGGCCAGGTAGCCGGCCTCCAGCGGCGAGACTTTCGCCGATTCGCCTTTGGTTACACTATTTTTGGAACCTGGAGCCGGTGCGGGTAGTCGAAACCCGGACCTACGGTTTACGAAACCGTTGCCGTTGACTTGCGTCGCAGGCGACTCGCAGATTCCCGAAACGATCGATCGCTTCATGGGAATCCCCTTGTTCTGCTACTCCCTGGCCCCCCTCGCCGCGCACGTCACGCGGTGCACGCCAATGCCCCTCGCTGGTACTTGCGGGAGAGGCCACGGAGTAGCGAATCAGGTTCGGCATTGGCGCACCGAGATTAAAGCCACACCCCGACTTGCGCGTCCAGGAAAAGTTGCTAAGCCCCACCTTTTTCTGCGTGAAATGTATGTTCAGGTGAGGCACTGAACGTCGATCCTTGAGGTCCCTTGTCAAGCGCCGCGATGTCCGCCTGGCGCCCGCGCTCCATGTCGGCCTTCGATTGCTGGAGGTCCTTGTCAGAGACGATCCGATAGCGCTTGAACACCTTGTGATCGAGGTGGCCGCTCTTCGCCATGATCAGCGAGTCGGACACGCCTCGACGGCTCATGAGCGTGATGAAGGACCGCCGCAGGTCATGGAGGCGCGGCCTGTTCCCGTCGCGCCCCACCACGCCGCTGGCGTCAACGCCGTCGATGAAGAGCTGGTGGATCCACCGGCCGCCGTAGGGATCGCCGCTGTCCGGGTTCGGGAAGACGAGATCGGTCCCAATGTGCCGCGGGAGGTAGCTCATCTCGCGCCAGGCGCGCGCCGTGAGGTCGGTGATGCGCGCCTGCCCGTTCTTCGCCACGGCGCCAGGGACGTGCACGTAGCCGCGCGCATGGTCCATCCATGACCAGCGGGCCAGCAGCAGTTCCGTCTTCCGCATTCCGCTGTCGTAGCCCATGGTGGTCAGCGCCCGCATGCGCCGGTCAGCGCCGAAGGAACGCAAGATCGCCTGAAAGCCGTCCTCCTCGATGATCACCGCCCGCGCTTCGTCTTCGTCCTCGTCTTCCATGCCCTCGATCGGGTTGAAGGTGATCGTCCTGCGCTTTACCGCATGGTTCAGCGGGCGCTTGAGCATCATCACCTCCCGGTTGACCGTGGCCGGCGTCGGCGGCCTCTTGCGCCTGGTCTCCTTGCCGTAGCGCCAGGACCGGTAAAGGTCGACGTCCTCGGGGGTCAGCGTGGCCGGGTCGCGGTCGCCAAGCGGGACGCCGGCGTAGGGGCCTTCCGTGGGCGCCCAGGCCAGGACGAACAGGCCGCGGGCATGGTCGCAGGCGAAGGACGACAGGCGGCGATGGGTATCCGCCCACCGCTCCAGCAGCCCGCGCATGGTGATGGTCGGCCGGGCTGGCGTCGCGGATCGCTCCTGAATGAGTTCTGCGACGCGGGCAAGGATCTCGGCCGCCTCCATCATGGCTTGTCGGCTTCCTCTGCCGCCTGGATCTTGGCCTTCAGCGCAGCGACCTCCGCTTCTAGGGCAGCGATCCGCGCGTCCCGCTCAGCCAGCCGGCGGCGAAGAATGTCGAGCGCACGGACTATGATTTCGTCGTCGTCCATCTCAGGGTTGCCACGTATTCGCGACCGGCCATCGTCAGGCTTCTGACGCTGTTCTGGCTACAACAAAGTGCAAGGCGCGATACGGTTTTGGATTCGAATCTCGCGCTGGATCTGGCCTACCGACGACGACGCGAGGACGGTTTCACCGCAGTGCCAGCGGGTTTCACTGCCGGTATCGAAACCGGTGTGATGTCCACCCACTCACCGTCGTGGTCCCACCGCCGCCAGATGCGGCCGTCGATGACGGCGGTGGTCAACACGTCCTGGCGGGTGCCCGGTGCGCGCGGGTCAGGCGCGACGATGACGGTGGCGGTTACGCGCTTCACGGCGGGGCAGCTTCGGCCGGCGCCGGCCTGAAGTCGTGGCAGAGGAAGTGGTTCCGCTTGCCGCCGCACACGCAGTCCTTCACGCAGCCCCAGTGATGCGACGTCCACTGGGGCCGTTTGCAGCGCTTGCAGATCACGCGGCGTCTTCCACGCCCGACCAGTCAAGCTCGGGTTCGTCTTCGGGCACGTCCAGCGCCACCACGCCCTGGGCGTACGCGGGCCATTCGTTCACCGCCTCATAGGTCATCAGCCGTTCGAACCAGAGTCGATACAGCCGCCGCCCCTCGTCCAGCATGCGCGGCGTGAGCTGGAAGACCGTCACAGGAAACGGTGCCGTCGACTCGACCGCCACGCAGTACGCCTGTTCGGGCGTCGCGATCTTGCCGGCCTGGCAGCCGTCCATGTACCAGGCCAGCTGCGCATGGTAGGCCATCGACCGCGCTTGCCAGGCGAACTTCCCCGGCTCGCTGCACCTGGTGGCCTTCAGCTCGGTGACGAAGCCGTTGCCAACCGTGTCGGGCGTGCCCTCGCAGCACCGATCGCCGAATGCCCAGCCGATGGTGCGCTCCTGGTCGCCCTGGAGCAGGCGCATCGCTTCAGGGCAGCGGCGCACCGATTCTACCATGGCCGCCGCCTTGTCGAACTCCTTCGCCGTCAAGATCACGGCGTCGGAGTTGGCGTCCTCGAACGCGTCCCACTCTTTTCCGCGGCGCTGCGGACCGGGGTAGCCGATGACACGGTCCTTGGTCAGCAGCATGCGGTGGACAGCCGTGCCGCGCTCCATCGCGTACGTCTCTTCCACAGTCGCGCCCCGGTAGTGAGCGGCGCTGCGGGCGATGAGCTTGAGCCGCGAGAAATGCAGCGGGTCCAGGACGGTCTTCACCAGTTCGATGCTCATTTGATGGCTCCTTCGTCGTCGTCGTCGCCCGCCTCGCGCTCTTCTGGTGCCGGCGGGTCTGGTGGCATCTCGACCGCCTTGGCGCCGGGCTTCGTCGGCCGCACGCGGATGCACTCCACCGTGTCGCTGCCGAACTGGCACGTCGTCGGGTACAGCGTGATGCGCTTGTCGATCCAGTCCTCGACTTTATAGCCGTACATCCCGCCGATGGCCTTGACGTTGGTGATGTTCAGCGCCAGGCCCTTCTCTTTGCCCTTGAAGTAGACGACGGGCTTCTTCGTCTTCTTCGTCTTGTTCGTGAGAGTGCCCTGCACCACTTTGGCGATGGTCACGACGCGATCCGCGCCCTGAAGGTCGTAGTGGTACAGGAATTCCTTGTCGAACAGCGCCCTAACGTCCACGGGTCACCTCCTGTTTGAGTTGCGCCGCCATCACGCAGGCGGCGTGCGCCACGGCCGCCCCGACGCGCAGCCGGTCATTCGGCGATGTCGGGAAGCGGCAGAACACGCAGCGGCAGTTCATGTCTCTGCCTCCGGCCTGTAGTCCTTCGCGCCCAGCCCGAACGTCCACGCCACGCCGGCGCGCGCCGTTTCGATCTGCGGCGGCACGCGCAGGAAGTAGTCCTTCACGGTGCCGTCAGGCTCGGGCGTGCTGTTGCGCACCTTGACCATGACCAGCGGCTCGTCGCCTGGGATCTCCTTGCGATAGAGCACACCGACAGAGTCGCGATGTACCTGCTTGGCGCCCGAATCGACCAGGTAGCGCGCCTGGCCGTACCGCTCGACCATCACGCGCCGAGTCTCCGCGTTCTGCTCGGCCTCGATCTCGGCGACGGTGATGGTCGCTGGCGCGGTGATGACGTGCGCAGGGACGCGGACGCCGTGCCAGTGATACAGCCCCCATCCGTCGGGCCACTCGATCGACATGCGACCGTCGGCGTGCAACCGACCGCGATCGTCACGGCCGATGAACGTCGGCCGCTCGCAGACCATGACGAATTCTTTGTGCGGCCACCACCAGCACGCCGATTCGCACGTGTCGCGGTTTGCTTTGGCTGCCGTGGCGATTTTGGGTTCCAGTTCCAGCCCGGCGACGTCGGTCATGAAAGAGGCGTACGCAGGCCCCCACCACCATCCGACCCAGAACTGGCCGCCCATGAGACGCCACCACGACTCTCTGATCGTTTTTTTTACGGCAACGTCCATGGCACCGCCCACGGCACCGCCCACGGCATCGTTCACGGCAACGTCCACGGCATCGCGCACGGCAACGCCCACGGCACCGTTCACGGCAACGCCCACGGCAACGCGCACGGCACCGCCCACGGCATCGTTCACGGCATCGTCCACGGCATCGCGCACGGCAACGCCCACGGCACCGTTCACGGCATCGCCCACGGCACCGTTCACGGCAACGCCCACGGCAACGCGCACGGCACCGCCCACGGCATCGTTCACGGCATCGCCCACGGCATCGTTCACGGCATCGCCCACGGCAACGCGCACGGCATCGTTCACGGCATCGCCCACGGCAACGTTCACGGCAACGCCCACGGCACCGTTCACGG